ACCGTTCATGGAACGCTAAACACGACGCATGAACAAAGACGCGCTCCTGACGCTGCTACGAAACCGGATCGACGCCGCCGGTTCCTTGCGCGAGTTCGCGCGGCAACACGGTTTCAGCCCATCTTACGCGCATCAGGTGTTGCACGGCCGCGCGCCGCCGGGGCCGCGTATCCTCGCGGCGCTGGGGTTGAAGGTGAATTACCAGAAGGACCACGCCGATGGCTGACCGCATGAGATGGACAGCGTTGCCGGTCGCGGTCGTGGCGTTCGACATGCTGCTGGTTGCCTTTGGGTATCGCGCGCCGGACGATCTGCTGTTTCTGGCCCTGGGATATTTCCTGGGTTGCTCGATGCGAGGCGAGGACAACGATGATGGCTGATCAGAAGCAACCCTCGCGCCGGATCGACGCGCCGGAACCGGGCCGCTTCAAGATTCGCGTGGTTCGTAACGGTCCCTGGTGCGCGGCTCGCATCTGGTCCGTCATGGGCATCCTGCAAGCCGAGATCGGCTACCAGTCGGCGCCGGTGGAAGATGTATGGCTCTATGGCGAGCGATGCACGGATGCCGAGTATTTCCGCCTGCGCGATCATCCCGCCGACAAGCCGGGGGAACGAGTCGATATTCGCACAATCGAAACATTCTAGGAAACGTCGTGAAACCCATAAAAGACATGACTGATCGTGAAATCGTCGATCTGATGAAGTCCTGTGAACTGATCAATCAGGTTCGACAACTGGTTTCTTTCGGCATGGCTGAAATGGAGCAGGCGTATCTACAGCGTAAAAGACCATCTCCTGTTGAGGGACGCCGGATGGAGTTCGAGATCGCGGGAAAAATATGCCGGTTGTTTGAACCAAAGGACATCTGATATGCGAACCGCCGAACTCGCCGCCGACATCGAACGCCTGCCGAATCGTCCGGTCGTGGACCTTGGCGCCGCACTCGATCCCGCGCTCCTGACGGACTGGCTGGACGGAGCCTACCTCCCGCACCGTGAGGCCGCGACAAAGCTGTGCGACCGCTACGAACGGTTCCTGGTGGCCACGCGGGACGGCATCGCCGACGAGCATATCTGCGGCATCGCCACCGACTTCCGCGAACAGGTGAAGGCCGGGATCGCGGATTGCGACGTGACGCGGGAGCGGATCAAAAAGCCGGTCCTGGGCGCGCAACGATTGATCGATGGTATGGCCAAACGGATCAAGGACAGCCTCGAAGTCCTGCTGCCCATCATCGAGCAGCGCATCGCCGCCTTCCTCGCGGCCAAGGCCAAGGCCGAACGCGAGGCGGCGGAACGAGAGGCGCAACGCCTCGCCGCGGCGGCCCAGGAGGCGCTACAGGCGGCTGACCGTGGCGGCGATGGGGAAGTAGCCATAGAGGCGCTACAGGCCGCTCAGGAGGCCGAGGCGCGGGCCACGGCATCGTTGCCTGAGTTGTCGCGGGTGCGGAGCGTGCATAACTCGGTCGCCGGGTTGAGCGACAACTGGGAATATGGGATCACGCACCCGGATTTGGTCCCAAGACAGTTTTTGATGGTGAACGATGCCGCGGTGAAGTTGGCGATCAAACAGGGCGCGCGCGAGATACCGGGACTGAGTATATTTAACTCGCCACGCCTCTATTCGAGGAAGGGACGATGACGCCCTGGACACCACCGCCGGTCACGCCGGAACAACTGCGCGCGGCGGGCTTTACCAGTATCGCGGCCAACTTTCCTCGATCCGAGATGAGCGCGCGGTGGATCGCCATGTTCAACGGGATTTCGTTCAAGGCTATCCCCGCCGCGTGGTGCTACGCATCCAATTCGTACATGTGGGAATACGCGGAGAACCAGGCGTGGCTCGCTTTGGAATCGGCATGAACAGAGATACACCGTGAGGTGTTGGGCGAGGCGGACGGCCCGGATGGTCCGCGTTTTTTTGGTTTACAGGGGTTCCGTTATATGCCTATATGGTTCCCATGGCGACAGTGACCAAACGTTCTTTCGCGCTGACCGGCCCGCAAATGGCGTGGTTGATCGTTGAGGCGAAACGCCTCGATGTCACGGTGTCGGAATTGCTGCGGCGGTTGCTCGATACCCATCCTGAAAGGAAGTCCCATGCCGGACGGAACCGCCGCGATAAGGACGAAGAGATCGAAGCTGCTGGCCGTGAAACCTGAAGCGGTCAAGCTGCGCAAACCAAAAATCCTGGTTTACGGCGCGTCTGGTGTGGGCAAGACCTACTTCGCGCTGGACTTCCCCGACGTTTACATGATCGACGTGGAAGGCGGCGCCACGCAACCGGAATACGTCGAGAAGCTGCGCGCCTCGGGTGGTCTCTATCTCGGTCCCGACGATGGCGCCTCATCCTTCGATGTCGTCATGGGCCAGATCAAGGCGCTCGCCACCGAAAGCCATGATCGCAAGACGCTGGTGATCGATAGCGCGACCAAACTGTTCGCCAACGAAATCGCCCGCGAGGCGGAACGGTTGTCCGATGCTGGCAAGAAGAACGAGTTCGGCGCCGACCGCAAGCCCGCCGTCAACTACATGCGCCACATGGTCAACTGGCTGGTTCGCCTGGATATGAACGTGATCCTGATCTGCGGCGAAATCGCGGAATGGGGCAAGGGCGCCAATGGCGAGCGCGAGCAGATCGGCACCATCTTCGACTGCTGGCCCAGGCTTGAGTACGAACTGGACCTGGCCGTGCAGGTGCTGAAAGCCGGCCCACGCCGGATCGGGCGGGTGCGGAAAACCCGCATCGCCGCGTTCCCCGAGGCCAGCACATTTGAATTCAGTTACGACACCTTCGCCCGGATGTACGGTATCGCGGTGATCCGAGAGCCATCGCAACCGGTCAATCTGATCACACCGGAACAACGCGCGGAGATCAGTCACCTACTGGATATCGTCAAGCTGGAAGATGGCACCGTGGACAAATGGCTCGCCGCCGCGAACGTCGCATCGTGGGACGAGATGGAATCGCATCGCGCCGACAAGGCCATCGCCTATCTGCGGAACAGGATAGCCGCCATCGAAAACGTGTGATGCGTGTCGTTCCGGTCGCGTCCACATCGCCAAAGTTACTGGCGCGCGATCGGATCGGAGATTTACATATCGAGGCTGTGTACGATCCGAAAGACGGCCAACGCTATCTGTCGATAGGCGTTGGGGATAAAACTGTCCGGCGCACCTGGATCGACGCTGGACAGGCCAACGAACTCACCAGAAAACTGGTCGAGATGATCCCCTTACTTTGGAGTAAATGACATGCGTATTCCGACACCTGTAAGCAAGGAAGTCGCCGATGCCGCCAGTAACGCATTCGCCCCGTGGCGCCCCGGCGATTACGATTTCGAGGTCCATGACGCGGCCGATGATCGCAGCAAATCAGGCAATGACATGGTGAAGTTGACACTTCATGTTTTCAACGCGGAAGGCAACAAACGAACAGTGTTCGACTACCTTCTTCCCGATGAAAAATGGCAAAGCAAGGTCCGCCATTTTTGTGAATCCATCGGCATTGAATCGGAATACGATCAAGGGAATCTTGACCCGTTCGATATGGTCGGCAAGCAGGGTCAGTTGAAATTGCGTATCAAGCCCGCTCAGGGCGATTATCCAGCCAACAATTCCGTGGCGGATTACATCGCCAGGAATGGCCAGGCCAAGGCGTCACCACGTCCGGCAGCGCCAAAAGCGGCGGCGCCCGCGAAGTCGCCCGCTCCATCTTGGGACGCTCCACGCGGGGGTGATCTGGACGATGAGATTCCGTTCTGATGCCGGAAAAAACTGACCGCTCGTTCAAGCCGCCAAACGAGCCGCCATCGCACACCGGCGAACTATGGCTCAACCCGGACAAAACCATCGGCGGTGTGATCACGGACCTCTTCCTTTGGCCGATTCATTTCGTGGCGGTCAAGGAAGAGGACCACTATTACATTCGAGGTTGGCGCGGCAGGCCACCGGAGTTCCTGCGTGTGCCGCTGATTGATGACGACGTGAAACCAGTGCGGGACACATGACCTTCAACGTGGAACTGAATGAGGACCAGGCGCGGGCACGCGAGCAAATCGAGGCGTCCATTGTCATGCGGCGCCCGCATTTGCTGACCGGCGTGGCCGGCTCCGGTAAAACGACGCTGGTGCAGGCCATCGCCGCCGATCACGCCAGTCGGCGCACCATTGCCGGACAGTCCCGTGTCCGGCTCGCCGCGCCGACACACAAAGCCGCCGCCGTGCTGTCGCGCAAGTTGGTGGCCGCCGGTCTGGATATCCCCTGCGGCACCATCCATTCGATGCTGTCGCTACGCCCCAAGGCGCAAGGCGATCGTCAGGTGTTCGTCCGCGCGCCACACGCCAGGCCAATTCCTGAAGACCTGATATTCGTGGATGAGGCGTCCATGCTGGATTCTTCGCTGATGCAGCATATTGATCGATACCTCGCCGGCAAGGCGGTGGTGTTGATTGGGGATAAGGCGCAAATCCCTCCCGTGGGCGAGGCGGAAAGCCGCGCCTTCGACGTGATGCCCGCGAGCCATCTGGACACGATCTGCCGGCAGGCCGAAGGCAACCCCATCATCGCCGCCGCGTCCGTCATCCGCGGCACGCAGGATAACCCCGATCTGCCCATGGACTGGTCCTGGGCGCGCGAGGCACGGGGAACGCCTGGGACAGCGTTGGAGAAGACCGGGGTATTCGTGCCGCCGCGCGCTGACGTGGACGCCTGGCTGCGCCGTGCCATGACGTGCGAGGCGTTCCATGCCGATCCCGACTTCGCACGCTACCTCTGCTACACCAACGATCGCGTGGCGGAGATCAACACTCGTATTCGGCGCTGGATACACGGTGACAGCGCGGTGCGGCCAGGCGCGCCGCCGTTCCTGCCCGGCGAGATGGCGCTGATGCGCTCGCCGCTGATAGTCGAGGAATCGGTTCAGATCGCCACCAACGAGGAAGTAACGGTGCTGGCGATCGAATCAGGAGCGCACCTGGGCATTGGCACCTGGGACATGAAGGTAAAGACCGAGGCTGGTGTTGACCATGACATTCATCTGCCGCGTGATTTCACTGGATATCAGATCAGGCTCAATGAGATGCGCGATATGTGTAAGGTAGACAATTCCTTGTGGGATCAGTTCCACGAGTTCAAGGATCAATTCATTCGCGCGCAGTCGATCTATGCCATGACGCTGCACGCCTCGCAGGGATCGACCTTCCGGTTCACCTTCCTCGATATCCCCAATGTCCGCTCGAAGATGGCGGAAAGTCCGCTGGAAGTGCGGCGGCTGCTATACACGGGAGCCACCCGCGCATCGGACGGCCTGGTGTTGGTCGGGGTGTGAGCGGTTGACGACAGTTCCGTGACGGCGCATTCTGCCTAGAATTAAAGGGATCGGAAAATGTCAGACCGCCGTGGAAAGCCCCTCTTCATCGAGGCGCCGCCCGATTTGCATCATGCCGTCCGGGTCGCCGCCGCTGTCAGCGGCAAGACGCTCCGCCAATGGATGATCGAAGCCGCGACGGCCAAGCTGGCGGGCGGTTGCCCGTGCGAAGAGGAACTCGCGCCGGCGGGGGAGTGATCCCATGCTGGTGCCGTCATCCGCGTTCGCCATCGCGTTTCGCGAGCATGTCACGCCGCGCCTGCGGTCCATGACGATCGATGTGGCCGGCGCGCTCGCCAGGGACGAGATGACGTTCGGCGAGGCATGGGCCGAGGTCATGACCGAGGCCATTCGTCTGGGCGCGTCATACCTGTCCGAAGCGCATTACGAGGCGTTGTCGGATTGGCTTGGCGCTTTACTGCTTACCGAAGCAGATCGGGTCCAGGACGAGACGGATGCGGCCGATGCGTTGGTGGCGCGGCTGTCACACGAACCTTCCCGGCTAAAATTGCGTGAAGCGGTCAGGACATACCTCAATGGCGGGTAACTTCTTCGATGAGCCGATCCTGCCCACACCCCGTCGCCGCTCGCCTCGCAAGAAGCCGCTCGTGAATGGTCATGACGCTGACCCGGATCAAGGATGGTATCCCGAGGTCGAAGACCCGTCCAAGCCGGTCATTCGTGTTATCAACGGGTTGCGCCACCGTGCCGCCGATCATGGCCTGATCGCGCTCGCGCGGGCCAAGGTTCCGTTCTTTCAGCGCGACCGCTCGCTGGTCAGGGTATCCATGGCGAAGGCGAAAACCTCGGACGGCACCGTGATCGAGGTCGCCGGCATCATCGGGGTCACGTTACCTGTCCTGGGCCGCGCGCTCGGCACCGTGGCGGAATGGGAAAAGGCCCTGAAAACCGGCGATCCGGTTCGCACCGACCCGCCACGCGAAGTCGTGGAACAAATTGCCGCCATGTCGGGCGATTGGCCGTTTCCACCCATAACCGGAGTCATCAGCACTCCGACCATGCGGCCAGATGGCACGATCCTGGCAACGCCTGGTTATGACGACGCGACCGGCTTCGTGCTGGTCAACCCGCCCGTCATGCCACTGGTGCCGGATAATCCGACCCGACTGGACGCCGACCGGGCGATCGAGACCTTGCAAGGGTTGCTGGTGGAATTTCCCTTCGCCGACGAGGCGAGCCGGGCCGTCGCGCTGTCCATGGTGATGACCACGGTGCTGCGTGGCGCGCTCTTGCCAGCCGTGCCCATGCACGTCGCCACCGCGCCGCAGCCGGGCACGGGCAAAAGCTACCTCGCTGACATCGCCGCCACGGTATCGACCGGTGAGCGATGCGCCGTGCTGGCGCAGGCGCCGAACCCGGAGGAAACCGAAAAGCGTCTGATCGGAGCCGCCCTCGCCGGCCAGCAGATCATCGCCATCGACAATGTTTCGGACATGATGGTGGGGGATTTCCTTAATCAGTTGACCGAGCGGCCCATTCTTCAGGTGCGCGGCCTCGGATCGAGCAACATGCCGCGCATCGCGAACAGCTTCACGGTGTTCGCCAACGGCAACAATCTGTCGGCGCCCGCCGATCTGGTGCGCCGGACCCTGGTGTGCCGTCTCGACGCCGATCTGGAAAATCCCGAGGAACGGGAATTCGAGGCTGATCCGGTTCAGATGGTCCTGGCTAACCGTGGACTTTACATCGCTGCCTGCCTGACCATCGGACGGGCCTACATCGCCGCGGGCAGGCCGAAACCCTGCCGCGCGCTGGCCAGTTTCGAGCGGTGGTCCAATTTGGTGCGGTCCTCCCTGGTGTGGCTTGGCTGTGCCGATCCTTGTTTGTCCATGGATGTCGCCCGTTCGGAAGACCCCATTCGCGCGGCACGCGCGGCTGTCTTTCGGACGTGGGAACGCTATGGATGGGTGGGTATTCCAGGTCGTACGGCATCGGAACTCATCGAAGACGCTGACGAACGGGACGAGCATGGATTCGTCAGACAGCCATTCCGGGATGCCTGCATGATCGTCGCATCTGACAGAAGTGGCCATTCCATATCAGGCCAGAGATTAGGTAAGTGGTTGGCTAAAAACAATAATAACAGAGTAGGAGACCTCAAACTCACAGTTAACCGGAATGATATTTCACGGCTTAAATGGATTTTGACAAAAGACAAAAATGCGGGATAGCTAGTATTGCGGGTTGCGCCATGTAGGTTTTCACTAGAATCATTATCGTATTTTGTAACGAGTTTTTCGTGACGGGGTATTGGGGGAAACCCGCAAAAGTAGCATAACCCGCATTGGTGAAAAACCACAATTCAATGGAATCAATGACATGACCCTCATCCAACCCCTCGCCCTCGCCACCCTCGAAGCCGCCGCCCGCGCGATCTACGACGCCGATCCGCAACTGGGACCCAACGGACCCGTCCCATGGGACCAGCAGCACAC